CATTTCTTTCTCATCGGCAGTACCATCAAACACCGCCGGCGTTAAACCAAGCTGAGCGTAAAGCTGTTCTGTAAGATACTGAATCTCCTCAAGAAGCTTGTTCTCAATCGGATGACCGAGCTGAACAATCTTCTCTGTTGCATCCATGTATGCAATGCCGTATTTGGAATCCACAAGCTGCATCTCAATGTCTTTGATGCGTTCTTTTGCTCGCTCTTCTCGATTCTTACCTTTTAAGCCATACGGCATCTGAATGATGAGGTTAAGCTTCTCGGAGTTCTGCTTCTCGTCGGTAGCGTCAAGCAAGGCGAGCTTGCTACGAAGACGATGAAGCGTAGAGTTCGGCTTGTTCATTACCTCATAGAACGGATTTTCGACGATTGCCACAACAGATTTCGGAAGAGTAATTTCCTCGTGACGTCCGTTTCGATCGTTGTATAGGTCGACCCTAACATGCTCTGGATGCCACTGAGTAACTCGACCAACTCGCAACGAAAGAATGTCGTACGAATTGTTGTTGGTGATGTCCATCGTAGTATCAACCGGAACCACAGCAACAGTGCCCTCATCAAGCAGCGAAAGCACCCCGTCTACCATAAACTCGCGAGCGGTCTGGTCAATGTTTGCAGAAAGACGAAGACATTGATTTAGCTCGGAGTCAATTGGCTCCAAATACTTACCATTTTGATCAACTCGGCAATGCTGAAGATTGATGGCAGCAACGTCAACGGCGATGCGATTGTAAATAGATGCAATAATAGTACGTTCGGAGCCTAATCGAAGACGAGTCTTATCCTCACGATAGGTAGTGGTATACCCCATCGAAGGAGAGGTGATATACTCCGCATCGCCTCGCTTATCTTTAGCAATAAACGCATTCCACGCCTTGCTAAATCGTTCTCGAATTGTCGGATTTGGCATATGTCACCTCCTTATTCATCATTTCTTCCAATCGATAGACGCAAAGGTTCTCGACGCGGTCGCTCTATCGGGAAGCGCTTTGATCCATGATTTATCAATGGGCCTCGGATTCGCCATCATATCTTCCCAAGACGCCATCCTCTGAACATACCTGGCGCCAACATTTATACGAGATCGGAATCGACTGTCGCTTTGCATAAATGTTTGACGCTGAATTTGTTCTTTTTTCTTAGCAAGAGACTCGATAAACGACCGACCTTTTGCTTTCTTTTGGTAATAGTCTCGTTGTCCTCGCAAATTCGCCATTTGTACGGATCTAGAACGACGACGAACCTGATTTTTTAAAGAGCGCACTTGATCCGAGGCTTTTGACCTATAATGTTCAGTCTTTGCTTTACCCAAAGCAAGACCGAATCGACTGGCGCTCTTTAAAGCACGAACCCCAACGTCATATCTACGACGACCTTCAGAAGTTAGCGAGCCGTCTTCATTCTGATAACGACGAAAACCCCAGCGCATTCCTTTAATACCGTGATGGGCGATATATGCATAACATTTCATTATCAGCCCCTAATACCACGATTTTCTATAATTATCATCTTGATTCGGCCATACTCCAAACATGTCGTATATTTTTTTGGCCGAATAACTCGTTCCTTTAACCTTCGCGTTAAATGATCCTTGAAGATCTCTCGTAACGGGAGCATAGTTGGATAGCAGTCGCCTTGGACTATCATACCTACTATTTTGCAGCGGACGCAAAACATTAGTAACCCATGTACGTCCAGCGGTCGCTCTAGTCTCAAACCTACGATCCGATAAATAAGCAACGTCCGCGAAACGTTGCATCATATCTTTAACCGCTTTGTTTTTCTTTGTATAATATTCCAATTGCGTAGCTCGATTTTTAAGCTCGCTAGCTACGCTCTTTTGAGTACCTATCCTTTTTGGTAATGATTTAATAGATTTCTTCGCCTTAAACACGCCTCGCCTGGCCGAATTGCCATATTGTTCGGCTTTTGCCTTGGCAAGCGCAGTTCCAAACTTTCCAAGTCGTTTCGCTCGTTTTGACAAGCTATTCGAGCTATTAAACACTCCTCCGCGAACGGCAGAGCCAACTCCATACCTAAGACGGCCGGCGGATGTTAACGAACCATCAGCATTTTGATAGTTTCGAACACCCCATCTCTGACCCTTAACACCCCAATGATACAACTCGCTCATCACTCAAACAACTCTCTATTCACAGACCAACTGACGTATGCGTCCATCAATGCGGACACGGCGTCAATCTTCTGGTCATAACGGGTTTTCAGAAGCTTTCGATTGCCGTTTGTATCCTCAATAACAATCGCGTTTCCCATGCAGAACATCATAAGCTGCTCATCGAACAGAAGCACTCGGTCTTCCGCCAACTTCTTAAGTTCGCCAAGCGGTACAGACTCCGTCTTGGATCCCTGAATTACTTTTGTAATACCGTAAGGGCCATTCTCAACTTCCCACCTATCAACAAATTGCTTTGCGTTGTAGGGGTCAAAGCCAAAAGACCTAACGTCATACTCGGTTTTACGAATATACTCGTCTAAATCCTCATAGACTTCCATCATATCAAGAATAGTACCATCCAAAACAACCAACGAACCCTCTTGGAGAAATTCGTCGTACTTAAGGCGCATAGCACCAGGGAGACGGTCGAGAGTGCGAGAGGTAATATAGCAACGGGTTTTGACCCCGAAGCCACCAGGCAAAGGAAACATAAAAGTAAAAGCACAGAAGTCATCTCCTTGGGACAGGTCTGCACCAAGAGCACATGGCATCCCCCAATAATCACGCATAGGGTGCGGTATGGTCTCCTCATAACGGAAGAAATATGTGTAACCCTCCATCGGGATTCCAAAACGCTTGGCCAAAATATCGTTTCGTGCAGCAGGAGCTTTCTCAGCTCGGTCTACATCAAGCTGATACGTCTCATAACTAACGGTGAGTCCGATGTTTGGCTGAGCTTTAACCCACATGTCTGGGTCAGCAACTTCTTCAATCTTGTCGAGGCGGTAATACCAAATCGACACGTGAGGGTTCACATACTCGCCCTTGAGAATCTTCATGAGCTCCATCTTAATGGAGTCACCAGAACCGTTTCGCACAGTTCCCTCGGAAGACATAGCGACAATCAGGTAGTCGTCCATCTTGGATGCGCCCTGTTCGATTGCGCCAATAACATCTTCACGAACATCGCCGGAAAGCCACTCGTCTATGGTGGAAACCTTAGGACGAAGGCCCTGAAGTTTATCAATGGACATTGGTCGCGCTTCAAGTAGAGAACCGGTTAAGAAATTCTCAATGCCCTTCTTGGTGGAAGCTAGCTTCTGACGATTTGCTTTGCTTCCTGTGGTGTTCTGAATAGAGCCTTCGGTTAGGAATTTGAATAACGGACCACGAGCTCGAGCAATAGCTGTGCGAATTGGCGACAACACCTCTTCGGCCTGCTTCATGGTAGGTGCGGTTGTAATCTGATGCGTGGTGTCAGTGTCGACATTCAAGAAAAAGTTCTGAATGGTCGAACCATACATAGACTTTGCCGCGCCTCGAGCAACTATGAGGTATTGTTTGTTGGTAAGTCGCTTCTTACGAATCTTCTTAACCCAATGGCCACCATGACCATCTTCGTTAGGTTCGTAAACAGACCGCTCAACAAAGTAACACCAACAGAAAACCTGCTCTGCCCAGAGCTTAAATGTGTCCAGAAGATTCAAATCAGAACCATCGGTAAGTGTGCACTCATCTTCGCAGAATCGAACGTAGCCGTCCATCGCGAGCTCGTCGTAATAGACTCCTGGATTCTCGATAAGCGCATCGATGCGATTCATCTCCATTGAGATTTCTTCACATACAGGAATGTCCCCTCGTAACACGGCATCACGGAACATTCCGTAGTATTTCGGCGTTGCTGTGTTTGAAAGGGGCATTTGTCACCTACTTCACTTGTCGTTTATACACAACATTTCTTCTGAGACGGCCTTTTAAAGAAGATTTCTCCAAAGCAAACCCATTTTTTTCGGCAAGTTTACGAGAACCTTTGTTATAAGACTTTGGCAACCATAGAATTTCGGAGTATTTTTTAGATAGTTCTTGTTTATTATTCTCGACCCAATCCATGCCTTTTTTAGAAACACGAGACGCATATCCTTTATTGCGATACGATTTTCCGCCCCTGGTTCCTATGGTTACACTGAGTCGGCCGTCATAATTTTGAAAATCTAAAAATGCAACCGGAGTGTCGCCCTCCCGTTCGATGAATCTAGCGACAACATCATAATATTCCTTACCCCCAGAAGCATATTCGTGGATGTCTTTACG